ATGGCAAGAAGTACATTCAAAGTGCTGTTCTACGTGAACGGCAGCAAGGAGAAAGACGGTATTGTCCCCATCATGGGACGAGTGACAATCAACGGTACTGTGGCGCAGTTCAGTTGCAAGCAGACCATCCCGAAAACCCTTTGGGATGCGAAAGGCAACCGAGCCAAAGGCAAGAGTGCCGAAGCACGGAACGTCAATCTGGCATTGGACAACATCAAGGCGCAAATCATCAAGCACTATCAGCGCATATCCGACCGAGAGGCATACGTAACGGCTGAAATGGTGCGCAATGCCTACCAAGGGGTCGGAAGCGAGTATGAGACACTGATAAAGGCTTTTGACAAGGATTGCGCCAACTTCCTGAAACGTGTCGGCAAAGACCGCAGCATCGGCACATATAAGGTCATGGTAAGGGCAAGGAACTATGTCGCAGCCTTTATCAAGTCATTCTACAGACGGACGGACATGTCCATGCTGGAACTTACGCCCGACTTCATCAAGGAGTTTGCGGCTTATCTTACGGCTGAACGGGGACTGAAAAACGCCACCATCTGGCTGAACTGCATGTGGCTGAAAGGCGTGGTCATGCGTGCGCACTATAACGGACTGATACCGAGAAATCCGTTTGCGCAGTTCCATATCAGCCCGAATGTTAAGGAACGGGAATATCTGACAGAGGACGAAATCAAAAGAATCATGGCGCACGAGTTTGACAACCCCACCCTCGCATTGGTGCGAGACCTGTTCATTTTCGCCTGCTTCACCGCCTTGTCTTTCGTGGATATGAAAGAACTCACAACGGACGAAATAGTGGAGGTGAACGGTGAGAAATGGATATTGTCGAAACGGCACAAGACAAATGTCCCGTTCCAAGTGAAGCTGCTGGATATTCCCTTGCAGATAATCGAACGGTACAAGTATCTGTCGGAAGACAGGCTGGTTTTCGGGAAAATCAACTATTGGACGATGTGCAAACAACTGAAAAAGGTAATGGCGGAATGCGGAATAGAGAAGCAAATCTCCTACCACTGCGGACGTCATACATTTGGAACACTGGCTCTTAGCAAGGGGATGCCCATTGAAAGCGTGAGCCGTGTTCTGGGACACACGAACATTGTCACGACTCAAATCTATGCGAAGATAACCACACAGAAACTTGACAATGACCTGTCGATGTTCGGCAACAAACTGAACGCATCGTTCGGAAGTGTAACCCCATAACCAAGCATAGCCATGAAGCGAAGCATCATCACAACGGACGGCAATGGCAACATCACCTTGCCGACCGATATAGGCGCAACCGCCATGAGCGAATGGGAACTTTGCGACCTGTTCGGAGTAACCGCCCCGACATTCCGTGCAGGACTGAAGGCTCTTTGCAAGAGCGGAGTTTTAAGGGAATATGGGATAAGGCGAAGCATACGGGTATCCGATAATTGCAGTATGGAGGTTTACAACCTTGAAGCGATAGTCGCCCTCGCTTTCCATATCGGCACATTCAGAGCGGAACAGGTACGTAATGCCGTTCTTGAAAGACTGTACCTGCGAAAAGAGAAAACAAGCATCTTCTTCTCGCTGAATACCAACGGTATATCCAAATCCGAATACTTCTCGTAGCTGCATGCCTGACATTATTCACTCGGTAAGTCAGTAATTCATTAAGTCAGTACGACAGAACGACAGACGCTCTGACTTTTTCTCCCGAAAAGCGTAATCCGACATTCGCTTTTCGGGAGTTTTTCCGTTTGCACAACCCGTTTCCTGCCTCAAACCATTGAAAGTTTTTGTTTCGGGGGCTATTTGTCACCATTCTGCTGTGTTTTGCATAACAACCTATCCGATAATTGATTATATTTTTGCAGCTGGTAATTTTCAAACTTAAAACCATTTGATTATGTCAGCTATCGAACAACAGGACAGCCACAGACCGCCATCGGATGGCGGCATGGCAAAGGAAGAATTTATCCGTGTCGGGACAATGCTCTACAAGATTGTGGAGCAACCGAGACTGAACGGAGGGTATGTGAAGAAACGCATCGCATGGAACAACGAGACCCTGCGACAGGATTACGGCAAGGATTACATCGGCAGCGTTCCCAAGTATGACGGCTTCTGCACAGTACCCGAACACATCGGCTACCGTTCCGTGGTCGGCAAATTCCTTAACCTCTACGAACCGATAGACCATGTACCCCGACAAGGGGATTTCCCCTCTATCCGTTCATTGCTGCATCACATCTTCGGGGAACAATACGAGTTGGGGATGGACTATCTGCAACTGCTCTACCTGCAACCGATTCAGAAGTTGCCTATCCTGCTGTTGGTGTCGGAAGAACGCAACACGGGCAAAAGCACCTTCCTGAACTTTCTGAAAGCCCTTTTTCAGAACAATGTGACTTTCAACACCAACGAGGATTTCCGCAGCCAGTTCAATTCCGATTGGGCGGGTAAGCTCCTTATCGTGGTGGATGAGGTGTTGCTCAACCGCAGGGAGGACAGCGAACGGTTGAAAAACCTCAGCACTACCTTATCCTACAAGGTGGAAGCCAAAGGCAAAGACCGTGACGAGATTGCATTCTTCGCCAAATTCGTGCTGTGCTCCAACAACGAGTATCTGCCCGTAATCATAGATGCAGGGGAAACACGCTATTGGGTGCGCAAGATAGACCGCTTGCAGTCCGATGACACCGACTTCCTGCAAAAACTGAAAGCGGAGATACCCGCCTTTCTCCATTTCCTGCAATACAGACAGCTATCCACCGATAAGGAAAGCCGGATGTGGTTCAACCCCACATTGCTGCATACAGAAGCCTTGCAGAAGATTATCCGCAGCAACCGCAACCGATTGGAGATAGAGATGCACGAACTTGTCCTTGACATCATGGACAGTGTCGGCACGGATACATTCTCTTTCTGTTACAGCGACATTCTTCTTTTGCTGGTACACTCACAGGTAAAGGTGGAGAAACACCAAGTCCGAAAAGTGTTGCAGGAATGTTGGAAACTGACCCCTGCGCCAAACGGACTGACTTATACCACCTACCAGTTCAACTGCAATCGGGAGTGTCGGTATGAGCCGATAAGGAGAGTGGGACGCTTCTACACCGTCACAAGGGAGCAACTTGAATCCCTGTAATATTATCATTTTTCTGTTGAATTGTTGAATATGGGTATAAATACACTGACAATAAACGATATACATTCTCAACAAAATCTCAACAAGCCAAAAGAGAAGTTGAGAGACCACCGACACCCGTTTGTTGATTTTTCTTTTGGCGAGTGGTTTGTTGAGAAGATGTTGAGAGGTTACGAGGCTGTATATAAATATATTACATTGACAATTCATCAAATCAACAAATTTTCATCAACTTCAAAACCATATGTAATATGACAATCCAAGATGTAAAGCAAATCAAACTGGCAGACTATCTGCAAAGTCTGGGCTATACGCCTGTAAAGCAACAAGGCAGGAACCTGTGGTACAAATCACCGTTACGGGAAGAAACGGACGCATCGTTCAAGGTAAACACCGAGCTTGAAAAATGGTACGACTTCGGCATCGGCAAAGGCGGTAATATCATTGCATTGGCAGCGGAACTCTACCGTTCGGAAGATGTAGCCTATCTGCTGAAACGCATAGAGGAGCAGACAGCATACATCCGCCCTGCATCGTTCTCTTTTGGCAGACAGCATTCCGACAATCAGCCTTATCAGGGATTAAGGGTTGGTGAGTTGTCCTCTCCTGCTCTTATAGCCTATCTGCAAGAAAGGGGAATAAACATCGGACTTGCCAAAAGAGAATGCAGGGAGCTTCGGTTTATGAATGCCGACAAACCCTATTTTGCCATCGGCTTTCCGAACATGGCAGGAGGATATGAAGTGCGCAACAGATACTTCAAGGGATGTGTCGCCCCGAAAGACATCACTCATATCCGACAGCAGGACGGACAACGATGTATGTGTTACCTGTTCGAGGGGTTCATGGATTACCTCTCATTCCTTACCATCCGAGTAAGAAACAATCCGCAACACCCGCGATTGGACACACAGGACTATGTCATACTGAACTCCGTTTCCAATCTTGCGAAAGCGGAAAGCTTATTGGAAACCTACACCCAAATCGGCTGTTTCCTTGACAACGACACGGCTGGACGGAGCACCTGCAAGAAGCTGAAAGAGAAGTTCGGGGAACGGATGCTTGACAAGTCAATGTACTATCGTGATTATAAGGACTTGAACGACTACCTGTGCGGTAAGCCCTTGTCCCAATCGGCAGAGCCGATAAAGGAGAAGAAGCAAGTCCAATCCGCAAGGCGGATGATGCAGCCACCGAAAAAGAAAGGGGGATTTCATCTGTAATATGCACGTCCGCTCTCCCAAGGTATTTAGACAGAAATACCATAGCTCAATAGGGCGTTTTCTTCACGCATTACTCCGTAACGCTAAAAACACCCTATCGAGCCAAAGGGAAATCCCTTTGGAAACCTTGTGCAAACGAGAGCAGAAGCCAAACTCGTTTGGATTATGCCGAGTGCTGCAATGGTTCATTTGCATAATAAACCCTGTGAGCCGATGCCACAGGCAGAGAGAAGAAACATAACGATAACCGCAAAAACAGTAATGATATGGGATATTTTTCATTGGACATTAAGAAGGCAAAGGGTACATCGGACACCACGCAGTCCGACCATATAGAGAGAAAGATAATACCTAAAAACGCAGACCCGACAAGAACACATCTGAACAGGGTGCTTGTCGAATACCCTGATGGCGTTCACGGCAGGGATGAAGCGATTGCCCACAGGCTGAACACGGCAGGCATCAGACGGAAAATCACGCACGACCAAGTCCGCGTTGTCCGGGTGGTTTTGTCGGGTACGCACGAGGACATGATGAACATACAGGAAAAAGGAAAGCTCGACGAATGGTGCAACGACAGCATCCAATGGCTGCAAGCCACATTCGGCAAAGACAATGTGGTTGCCGCCCATCTGCACATGGACGAGAAGACTCCGCACATCCACGCAGCCGTTGTTCCTATCGTGACGGGTGAAAGGCGCAAAGCCAAGAAAGAACAGACGGACGGTAAGCGCAAGTACCGCAAGAAAACAAATTCCGTCCGTTTGTGTGCCGATGACCTGTTCAACCGCCAGACCCTGATTGCCTACCACGACAATTACGCAAGGGTGATGACGAAATACGGATTGCAACGTGGGGTACGGGGCTCGGAAGCACGGCACACTACCACCATGCAGTATTATCGGGACTTGAAAAAGAAAAATGAAACCCTTGAAACCGAAACCAGACTGTTACAGGAGAAGAAAGCCGAGGCGCAGGAGGAACTGAAACAGGTAAAAGCGGAAATCCGCACCGACAAGCTCAAAAGCGCAGCCACCGATACGGCAACCGCCCTTGCAAGCAGTGTGGGTTCTCTTTTCGGAAGTGGAAGAATGAAATCGTTGGAACGCAGGAACGAGGACTTGCAAGACCGCATCCTTGAACTTGAAGACGAAGCCCGACAACGGGAACGGCAACAAGCCGAACAGATACAGGAGATAAGAAACGCTTACGAGCAACAGCACCGCAAGCTGTCGGAGTTTACGGATTTTGTCAGACGCTATTTCCCGTATGTGGAGAAGCTGATGCCTGTAATAAACTTCCTGCGTGACCGATTGGGGTTCAATGACGGAATAATCAGAAGACTGTGCGAGTTCAAGGAGGTCGGGATAAAAGGCGAACTCTATTCTTCCGAATTTAACCGAAGTTTTGATACCCGACACTCCGTCTGTTCCATCAGACAGGACGAAAACGGTAGATTCGATTTCAAGATAGACGGGGTTTCACACGTGAACTGGTTCAGAAAGAAAATGAATGAGTTTAGAGAAGCTATCGGAATACCGAAACCAAGACAGAATAGGAGTATGAAACTGTAAATCAAAAAAATCCGTGATGTTTGAATGGCAGATCACGGATTTTTCTTACCTTTGTATCGGATTGAGGTAACTCTTTCCAAAACATATTAGATAAGAAAGAAGCGTTATGCGCATCAAGTATTTGGAAACGTAGGAAATTTTCAAATTGCATACTCAGATGGCATAGTGGTTCTCACGCTATAGCGTGGGCTGCTATTACTACATCTGTATGCAAGGTTTCCTACGACCTCCAAATAAAGACGTGGCTGTGCAGTTCACGCTTTATATATTTATAAGTAAGAATTATGGATTCAGAAAAAAAATGGGGTTGTATTGGATATGCCCTACTAGCACTTATAACTTGGGGACTTACTCAAGGTTTTAAAGTCGTATGCATAATTATAGGAATTTTAATAGCCATTCTTATAGCTTTTATATTTATATCAAATTTATCAACCAAGCGTTTAATAAAGAAATTTAAGCATCAAAAAGATATATATCCTAATGCATACTCTTTCTTTCGAAAAGAATTACGAATATTCCAGTCTGAAAACAATCTTACAAAACAAGATATAAATAAATTCCTCTCATTCCCTAAAGTTGAATGGGAAAAGAGAGAAAAGCTCGAATTGGAAAGAATACAACGAGAAAAGCAGGTATCAACTGAATATAATATGATTAAAGCCAACTATTCAGATGGACTTACTTGTTGGCAAAAAGAACATCCTTCTGCAAACAAATCAATAATAATAAGTAATATTACGGAAATAATAGATTTCGATAGGCGGCAAAAAGAGTTTTTAAGTACCGAAGAATGGGAAAAGGCACAAATAGCTTTTAGTAAGTTATGTCGTAGCAAAAAATCTACAACGCCACATTCTGGTTGCTATTTTTATAACATGAATTTTCAAAAAACCGACTATAAAGGAAATATCATACAAGGAGAATATCGCATATGGCAATTCTTTTTTTCAAGTTTTTGCACTGCAACCGATTTAGATTACACTCATTTTAAACAGACGCAAGAGAATAACATTAATATAGATAAATATAAGGAGGGAAAAATAAATACCCCTTCTTATATCAACATAGAGATTAGTAACTTTATAAAATCATTGGGTGTCCCTGTGCAAGTAATCGCATATGGGGCTGAATTCGATGAAAATCTTCAAGTTCAGTTTTTAACTCTTGATTTGGCTGTACTTGGATTTCAATCATGTGCTCTCCATCATATAGATGAATTATCTTCAAACTATGTTGTTATTATTGATGGAGTAACAACACAAGACTTGTTTGTAAAAAGATGCGAATCTGTAATACAGAAATTTAAGCATCAAAAGCCCTGTATTGTTTATATTTCTTTAATGAAAGAGTTTTCTCGGGAAGAGATGCAAAAACTCATTGATAAAAAGAACATAGAAGTGCAGCAACAAAAACAAATAAAAGATGAAATCAATTCTATTTCTAATGCATTAAAGTCTGCTGATATTGAGACGGCAAAAGAAAAAGTCAAGAAGGTTAAAGATTTTGCTTTGTCTAAAAGCGTAGATAAAGAATTGATAGATGTCATTTGCAAAACAGAGAAAAAAATAGAAAGTGATTATGCTGTTGGAGTGGTTGATGATTTTGATGTTCAATATGTTGATTATTTGATGCCATCAGTTGTCCAAGATAAGAGTAACTGGAAATATCCAGTAACTAAATATCCTGAAGATGGCTGTATTGTTTTTCCATACAGAAGAAAAGCTATAGCAAGAAGAGGGTTCAGTGAAGCTAAATTCCAAAATTATCTACAAGATACTTTCAGGGGATGTGATTTACTTATACTCGGTGATTGCAATATACTTCCTGTAGAAGATAACAGGCCTTTTGAACCAGATATAGCGATTATATGCAAAAAGCACCCATCTATAAGAATAGACATTGAAATAGACGAACCATATGCTGCATTTACACGAAAACCTATACATTATATAGGATGTGGAGATGATTTTCGTGATGCACTTCTGAATAATATCGGATGGATTGTTATTCGTTTTACTGAATATCAAGTTTTTTCCAATCCTAAGGGATGTGCGGCTTTTATAGCACAAGTTCTTCATTATATACAACCCTCTATGGTTTTACCAATCGATTTTCTCTCATGTTCTACTCCAAAGGAAATTGAACGATGGACAGAAATCGAAGCCAAAGTTATGGCAAGTGAAAATACTCGCGAGAAATACTTGAACCATGAATTTGGTATTGTTGACAATGAGAAACTTGAAATTGCAGACATAACACAAACGGAAAAAGAAAGGGTTTGTGCCAAGAGAATGAAACCATTGGTGTTTTCTTCAAATAGAAAAGTAAACTATAAAATAGGAGAACCTGTTTTTTGCGAAAAAGACGTTCATATTCAATTCTATCCACAAGAACATATTTATCTATATGATGGACAGGAACAATTTATTCCTGTCAGCAGTGTGATATCTTGTTTCTTTAAGCCATTTGATTCATACTATTGGTCAGAATATAAAGCTAATCAACGAAATATATCACAAGGACAGATTCTTGAAGAATGGGATTCAAAAGGTGCGTGTTCACGTGATGTCGGAACTTTTATGCACCAACAAATAGAAAACTATTATAAGGGACTTCCATATCAACAAGAATTCTCTTTCAAATATGACGGAAAATATGTTCACATAGAAGAACAAATTTCTCTTGAACTTGAATATATGCAATTCATAGAGTTTCTCGAAAACCACAAATTTAAACCGTTTAGAACAGAATGGGCTATATATGATGACGAACTAAAAATTGCTGGTACAATAGATATGATACATAAACGTGGAGATGTTTTTGACATATATGATTGGAAACGTAGTCATCGCATTGTCGATTTTTGGGGTAAACCGATTGCGGTAAACAACTATGGCGAGAAAGGGTTAGGTGAACTCAATCAAATTGAGGATACGCCATATTGGCATTATTGTATTCAACAGAACCTATATCGCTATATTCTCGAAAGAAATTATGACATAATTATCGAAAAGATGTATCTTGTGGTTTTCTGTGATGATACAAATGAATACAGAAAATTGGAAGTGCCACGTATGGATGAAGTCATAATTTCTATAGTAAAATCCTGTAAGAACGGGACTGTTAAGAAGCGGTTGATAACATTACAGGGAGAAAATCTATCATAACATTGATAATTAAGTTTTTTGTATGGAAGATAATTATTACATCAAAACTCTCCTTGAGAAAATTGAGTCTGCTGACCCAAAATCGTTCAGTCAATTTGCACATGAACATCCCATTTGTTTTCAAGAGAAAAAGGGCAATTGGCTCTTTCCTATGATGTTTGATTTTTATGTGAATAAAATACACAATGAGTATATCATATCTTTACTTAAAGAGTTGGGACTGTATCTACACAATAAATGTAAGAATTATGAAATGTCTGAAATTACTATGATTGATAGAAGTTTGTGCATAGATGATTCGTTTGTGGATAATTATGTCCTCAAAGTTCAAAATGCACAAAATGACAAGCCTAAATTCAAAGATTTAAATTCTCCTTGGCGTACAAGGGGAATTTCATTAGCATTATATGAAATTCCTACTTTTGTATTAAATTCTATCATATTTGAATTTAAAGATACAGAGCATCCATATATACTTGCTGATATAGCAGGTATGTATATGTATGGGCAAAAGTTCGAAGAAGGGCTAAATTATCTTTATCGAAGTATAAATCAACTTGCAATGTTCCCGAATCGATATTGGAATAGTGATTATGGATTAGCTGGGGCAGCAAATACTTTTAGATTATTACTATTGATGTGCCCTAAAAACCATATGGAACTATATAGAAAGATTTATTCATATGATTATCTATATTTGACAAAATTAGCCTGTACAACAAATGATGAAATCTTTCAACAGGAAGCTTATGTAAATAGGGCATCTATTGCTATGGATTCTATGGCAAGGTATATAATTCCAATAAATATCAATCCTGACTTGTTGTACATTTCTGATATGTACTATGCGCATTATTGTAATGAATTAGCAACCCAAATATCAATATCTTCGGGATGGAAGTATAATATGAAATCACTTACCTATTATCAACACGCATCTATTAAACCTAATGATACGGGAGGATATGTTGATATTGAAGAAAAAACATATAATGAAATTGTATCAGCAAAACACGAGCAGGCAAAATCAATAGCTTTGTTGTTTTATACAGGAATCTGTGCGGAGGATGGCAAATTAACAAGTCGTAATATTGAATCTTTATTTAAGATATTACAATATGAATGTAGGTACAATTACAAAGAAACAAGAAAAAGAGTGTTAAACTTTAAATCATACAAATAACATGGATTTTTTTGAATTTTTATTCGGTAAAAAGGAAGATAAAAATGTGAGTTCACAATCATCTTCAAGTGTAAACAATTGTAAGTCTGAATCTACGATAAAGTCAGTTCTGCAATCAGAAGCTCCATCTATGGACCCTATAGAACAATATGTAAAGGAAAGTGTAACAGACCTGAAAAAACACATGCCTCTTAATACAAAAGACCTTGAAGCAGAAGCTATTTATCTTGCAGCATATCTTTATCTGAAAGGTTCTTATCAGATTGACTTTGAATTAGATTACTTCTCGGAAGGTCTTATTGATAAGATCCCATCAAGAAACTTCAATGTTGCTGATAAGGTGTTTTCATACATGGTAAAATATGGAGAAGGACACTATGGAGTAGAAGAACGGGATTATGGTATTAATGGTTATAAAATGAATATTCAAATGTGTTCTGATTATGGTAGTTATGTGAAGAGCTATTTTATAAGAGCACATAAAATCGGTTCAGGGCAAGATTATAATCACTTTAGTTCACCAAGAAACTGTTTATGGAGAAATGGAGAAAAAACTATAGATAGTCCAACCCAACGAGACATCTACTACAAATTTAGCAAGGGCACGTTTGAATTTATGATACCACCATACAATCCTCTTGTTGTAGGACGTGTAACAAAACAAGATGAATCAACTCTACGTTGTGAATCAAATGATGGAAGAAGAACATTTGTTTTCCACTTTAATGGCGCATTAAAGCCAAGTTGTTTGGATTATATAGAGATGTATCGAAATGATAAGGGAGATATGGTTTCTTATCACAAAGAATAGCCTTTAAAACATTTTTTCTATATCAAAAGAAATTAGACAAATATTCAAGTGCTGTACTATCTAAGGGACATAATAAATAGTACAGTGCTTTTTATATATAAGTAAAATTCGTATCTTTGCAACAAAATAAGAGTTCCTTGTAAGCAATTCAAGGTAGAACGCAGCAGATTGCACAGTTGCCAAGTCATTACCTCAAAAATGGGTAATTCTCCCAAAGTCCTTTGTATAAGGCACTAACGAAAGTTTTCCAGAATTACTGAAAAACGCTGGAATAATCGAATAAAAGTGGAAGAATAAAGCAACTTAATTTGAGTATTAGGCATTTAGGGGGAAATCGGGGAAGTTGGGTGAAAAGCCAAAATACATTTGCTTATCATGGAACAGACGAATGGGCTAACTGGATGATAGATTTACACAGAAAAAATATGTAACTTTGGAGAGTAATTTACAAATGGTTTACAGTCGTATATATAATGAGCTAAAAATTAATTGATTAAAGTATATGTCAGACAGTATCGTCATTATTCCTACATACAACGAGAAGGAGAATATTGAGAATATCATTCGTGCCGTGTTCGGGCTGGAGAAAGTGTTTCATATCTTGGTGATCGATGATGGCTCTCCGGATGGGACGGCGGCTATCGTGAAGGGCTTGCAGAAGGAGTTCCCGGAGCGTCTTTTTATCGTGGAGCGTAAGGGGAAGCTGGGATTGGGTACCGCTTATATCCGGGGTTTTAAATGGGCTATCGAGCATAAATATGATTTTATTTTCGAGATGGACGCCGATTTCAGTCATAATCCCAATGACCTGCCGAAGCTATACGCCGCTTGTACCGCGCAGGGTGCCGACGTAGCCATCGGGTCGAGGTATTGCAACGGGGTGAATGTGGTGAACTGGCCGCTGGGCCGTGTGTTGATGTCTTATTTCGCCTCGGTGTATGTCCGTATCGTCACGGGTATGAAGATACAGGATACGACGGCGGGCTTTAAATGTTACCGCCGTGAGGTGCTGGAGACGATCGATCTGGACCGTGTCCATTTCAAGGGATACGCCTTTCAGGTGGAGATGAAGTTTACGGCTTATAAGTGCGGCTTCAAGCTCGTGGAGGTGCCGATCATCTTTATCAACCGTGCCTTGGGTGTCTCCAAGATGAACTCTTCGATATTCGGGGAGGCTTTATTCGGCGTCCTTCAATTGAAATGGTGGAGTTTCTTCAGGAAGTATCCGAGGAAACATGCGAGCCATGCCTAATGAAAACAGAGTTTGACAATTTATAATAGAATAAGAAAGATGAATAAAATATTAATCCAAAATCCGAGAATCATCAATGAGGGCCGTTCTTTTATCGGCTCGGTGTTGGTGGAGGGGGATAAGATTGCGGCGGTGTTCGAGGGAGAGGTTCCCGGGAACGTGCGTGCCGAGGCGAACCAAGTGATCGACGCTACGGGGAAATGGTTGATACCGGGCGTTATCGATGATCAGGTGCATTTCCGGGACCCCGGGCTTACCCATAAGGGGGATATCGGGACCGAGAGCCGTGCGGCCGTGGCCGGTGGCGTGACGACCTTCATGGACATGCCGAACACGAAGCCACAGACCACGACGATCGCCGATCTGGAATGGAAATTCAACCGTGCCGCCGAGGTCTCCCGTGCGAATTACTCCTTCTTCTTCGGTGGGACAAACGATAATATGGACGAGATCCGCAGGCTGGATCGTAGCCGTGTGCCGGGACTGAAACTCTTCCTCGGCTCGTCTACGGGAAATATGCTGGTGGACAAGAAAGACTCGTTGGAGCGTATCTTCGGCGAGGCCGGTATGCTGATCGCCATCCATGCGGAGAAAGAGGAGGTGATCCGGCGTAATATCCAGTATTACACGAACCTGCATGGCGAGGATCTGGATATCTCTTTCCATAGCAAGATCCGTAGCGAGGAGGCCTGCTACCAATGCTCGGCCGAGGCGGTTGAACTGGCTACCCGCTTGGATTCCCGTTTGCATATCCTGCATCTCTCCACGGAGAAGGAATTATCGTTGCTCGGCAACCGTCTTCCCTTGAGCGAGAAAAAGATAACCGGCGAGGTCTGCGTGCACCATCTGTGGTTTCATGACGGCGACTACGCCCAATTCGGTAATCGTATCAAGTGGAATCCTTCTATCAAGACGATCGAGGATCGCACGGCGCTGCGTGAGGCGGTCAATAACAATACGATCGATATCGTGGCTACCGACCATGCCCCGCATCTACCGGAGGAGAAGCAAGGCTCTTGCTTGAAGGCGGCTTCCGGAGGACCGCTTATCCAGCACTCCTTGATCACGATGTTGGAGCTGGCGATGGAAGGCCGTTTCACGTACGAGAAGGTGGTCGAAAAGATGGCGCATATGCCGGCGGAGCTGTTTCGTATCGATAGGAGGGGATACATCCGTCCCGGATACTACGCCGATATCGTATTGATCGATCCGGAGCAGACTTGGACGGTATCGAAGGAGAATATCTTGTACAAATGCGGCTGGTCTCCTTTCGAGGGCTATACGTTCCACCATGGCGTATGGAAGACTTTCGTGAATGGCGAGTTGGTCTATGGCGATGGAGAGGTGAATGACGCCGTGAGAGGTAAAGAAGTCCGTTATCTATAGCAGTAGAGACGGGGCATGCCCCCGTCTCATCCTATCTATTGGATATCGATCAGTTTATGGGTTTGCAGACTTAGTCTCCACCGGGGATGCCGGAGGATGTAATCCACTACCTCTTTCGTATTTTGGCAGGAGCAGGGTTGCAGGAAATGGTACCGTGCGGGGATTTCGGCGTATGCGGACAGGTCTTGCCCGGTATAAACCACCTTTATCTCGTCGACTCTTTCCAATACCACCGGGGCGTTCTCCTTGGGCGAGCAAGTCACCCAGTCGATGCCGTCGGGCAAGGGGCGTGTGCCGTTGGTCTCGATACAGATCTGTTTCCCCGCCTCACGTAAGCGGGATATAAGCGCCTTGTCGATCCACAGGCTAGGTTCTCCTCCCGTCAGGATTACCATCCGTGCGGGAAAGGAAGATACCTTCTCCACGATCTCCTCGTCCGTCATCATTACGCCCTCCTCGTGGCGGGTGTCGCAGAAGCTACATCTCAGGTTGCAACCGGAGAAGCGGACGAATACGGCGGGAGTCCCCGTATGGAACCCTTCGCCTTGCAAGCTGTAGAATATCTCGTTAATCTTCCTCATAGATCGCCGTGTTACCCTCAGACTCTTTTACCTCTACCTTGAAACAAGACGGGATCTGCTCGTATACCCAAAAGGCTATGTTCTCCGCCGTCGGGTTGAAAGGCAAGATATCGTTCAAGTTCTGGTGGTCCAACAGGGATTTCACCGATCTCTTGATATGACTGAAATCGACTACCATGCCATCGGCGTTTAATTCCTTGGAGCGGCAATAAACCGTGATCATCCAATTGTGACCATGTAGATTCTCACATTTGCTGGGGTAGGACAATCTCAAGCTATGGGAAGCGGAGATCTCCATACGTTTAATTACGGTATACATACGATAATAATGTTTATACGATAAATAATAATGTACCTAATGTCACCTCGGCACACAAAAAAATCCCGGATATTAATCCGGGATGCAAATATACGAAATATTTAGTTTGTTTGTACGACACTTGTCTACGATCGGTAGAGACAGGCGGTACGTCGATCGGCTATGCCTCTTGGTTCAGCGCCTTCATCGAGAACAGGAAGGTCGTTCCTTTGCCCTCGCCCTCGGACTCGAACCAAAGCTTTCCTCCATGAAGCTCCACGAAGTCCTTGCAAAGCATCAATCCCAGACCGGAGCCTTTCTCGTTCTTCGTCCCGTAGGTCGTGAAATGCGAGTCTTGTTTCAAGAGCTTGTCTTGATCCTCTTTCTTGATGCCCTTGCCGGTATCTTTCACGCTAACGGTTACGAAATCCCCCTCGGAGCGTGAGGATAAGGTGATCGTGCCCCCCTCGAAACTAAACTTCATGGCGTTAGAGATCAGGTTACGGATAATCGTCTTGAGCATATCGATATCGACCAAGCCTACCAGCTCTTTATCCAGATTTTCTAGGATAATCTTCACGCCTTTTTGCGCCGCCATCGGGACATACATCTCGGCGGTACTATCGATGATACTGTTTATGTCGGTCTGTTGCTTATATACGTGCTGCTTGTTCAAGCGGTTCTTGGCCCATTTCAGCAGGTTGTCCAGCAAGAGGAAGATCTCCTCGGAGGTCTTGTTCATCATCTGGATCATCTCGTACACCTCGTCGCCTACCCGCTCCTTGTCCACCATCATCAAGATGGCGTTATTCATCATTTTCAACGAGCCTAGCGGGGAACGCAGGTCATGGGCGATAACGGAGTATAGCGTATCCCTAGACTCGATCGTGTTCTCCAGCTCGGCCTTGATGCGCTTGATGCTGTAAAGCTCGTAGCGGTGGGCCACCCTCTTCACCAGCTCCTCACGTTGGAAAGGCTTTGTGACGTATTCGGTGGCGCCCAATTGGTAACCTTTCACGATGCTTTGCATATCGCTTAGGGCGGACATGATAATCACGGGTATATCCGTAGTCTCGGGATTGCTTTTCAGATGCTGGAGGACCTCATATCCGTCCATCTCAGGCATCATGATATCGAGTAATATCAGATTTGGGTGTTTCTCGTTAGCTATGCGTAGCGCTTTTGTCCCGCTGTCGCAAGTCAAAAGCGTATATCCCTCTTTCTTCAGTATGGCTTGTACTAGCATGACGTTTGTAGGGACATCATCTACGATAAGAACTTTATACTCTGAGGCCAATTTATCCATTGTATCTAAATTGTGTTCTAGTTTTCTTGATATTCAAATAGTATCAATAGCGCAAAAGTATTAATTAAAGTCGACATATAACGACTATTTATCCATCTATTTTTTTATTTTTTTATCCCGCGCCTCGTTTGGCTTTTTCCCAAGCGCCTGTGCCTTTATGCTTAGCGAGATAGCTATACCCTCGTATGACATTGATATTCATGAATAAAAAGTAATAAGGAATGAATAATAGCTTGTTCCGGATGTTCCGTTTTTCCATTTTATACCCCAAGTATCCCAGCAGGTAAAACGCTAATTGCAGGGCAAGGATGACCGTGTAAAGGGTATGCCCGGTACAGGCAAGGAGCAGGTTGAGGGGCAGGAGGGCGAAGAGCACGACCGGCGTCAGCGTCCAGCGCAGTACCCGGTGGCTGATGTATTGGAAGCTCAGTATCCCGTACCGGAAGATATTCAATAATCCCCGTAGCCGCCATACCGATTGCAATCCTCCGGCCGATATGCGTACTTTACGTTTCTCCTCCTCCCGCATGTTCAGGGAGGCGCTCTCGAGGGCGTACGCCTCTTTGCTGTAGGCGATCTTGTAGCCTCTCATCGCTATGCGCAGGGAGAGGATGAAATCGTCCAGCAGGGTATCCGGGGGCATCTGCTCGAAGAGGGAGGTACGGATGGCGAAGAGCTCGCCTGCCGCTCCGACGGCGGAGTATAGGCGGTAGTCCAGTCGCTTGAGGGCGGACTCGTATTTCCAGTATATGCCTTCTCCGGCGGTGGCTCCTTGCTCGGCTTGTATCTCTACCCGTTTCTCTCCGGCCACGCAGCCTACCCGTGGGTCGCTGAACTGGCGTATGATCTCCTTGATGGCGCCCTTGTTCAGCATCGTGTTGGCGTCGGTGAAGATGACGTAGGGGGTATTGACGTAGGGGAGGGCTCGGTTCAAGGCGGCGGTCTTTCCTTGTCGCCGCGGTTGGTACAGTACGGTGACCTCCGGGTACTCTTTCAGTCTCTCATTCGTGTTGTCATTGCTTCCATCGGTGATCCAGACCAGTCTCAGCTTATCCGCCGGATAATCCAGTTGTCTGCAATTCACCATCTTGCTCGCCACGATCGCCTCCTCGTTGTAGGCGGCTATCAGCAACGTGGCCTCCGGTAGTGTCTCGGGAAGGCGGGGGAGCCGGGGTTTAACGAACAGCTCCTTGATCTTTACCATAAGGTATAATACGATCCCATACCCCAGATAGGTATAGAAAACGATCCCGATGCCGATCCAGAAGAGGATCTCAATGACTTGACAGCTCTTTTCCATAAAATCTATTTAATTGAAGTGAAACCATTTTTGAAGTATATCCTTGATTTTAAATTTGATGGCTAAATTCACCAAATTGATTTTTATAGTTATAGGTAAACTGTAAAAAATGTATATAGCAAGAAAACGAAGGTAAGAGGTACTACAGATAATTCGGTTAGGTAGTTGGAAATTTCGAGTTAATAAAGAGCATGCGAGTTTTTTCCTTTCTTGTTTTTCCATTTTGTTATCTACGCATAATATTCTGTAGGCATGATATAGGCCCATGAACATGGTATCGAAGAGCAAACAGGGATAAATTGAGTGTGCTCTTAAGTGGGCTATATAGGCTCTTTTTGTTTTTTCTATTTCTGCGTAGCTGATACTTAATTTCATCGAATACCCTTGTGTCTTGATCTTTGAGGTTGTGGATTCTGGATTTATAGTATAATACAAGGTTTGATCGGATATTAATTGGCAAGACTTTGCGGATATAATAACTTGATATGTGAACCAGCAATCCTCTACCAGTTGATGAGGTATACACTGTATATTATGGGATTTTAAAAAGTTTAAATTATAAAGTTTGTTCCAGCTCATTACATATATATCATTGTTTTGTGCATATCGATATTGTGCGACTGGTAAATCATCTCCTTGGATTAAAATCGGGCTATACGTATAAGTAGGGTAGGTCTTTCCTGAGAGATCTTTCTTCATGTGTGATGCTGCGATGAAATCAACAGGATGTTCTTGCATTTTATGTACGAGAATTTCTATGCATGTAGGGATGATCTCATCGTCACTATCCATAAAAAACAGATACTCGCCTTGCGCATTATCGATGGCAGTATTTCTTGTAGCCCCAAGGCCAATATTATACGGATGCTCGATGATACGGACATCCTTTCCTCTTGGATGATCTTTAATAATTCTATGGACAATGTCCATGGAATCATCTTGCCCTTTATCGTCTACTATTAAATATTCTATATTATCATATGTTTGGTTTAATACGGATAGTAACGCTCTTTCTACGAATAGAGACACGTTATAAATAGGTATTGCTAAAGAAACTTTATACATAACTTTGTTATTTTGAGTTATTGTTTATGAAATAAATACCATCTTTTATTCCTTTAAACAAAAATGGAATAAGATGGAATTTTGCTTGAATCGTAAATATTAGAATCTTTTTGCAAAGAGCAAATGTCGTTTGATATATATATGAACATATACGAATTCTTTTTTTTGATAAAATGCGCTGGGCAAATATGAGACGATTTCGGGTGTGATAATATATACGCAAAGGACTCTCAATACCCACACTAGCGCTTTCCTTATGATAGATTATAGCTTTGGGCTCAAACCAAATAGAGAATCCAGTCTTTTGAATTTGAGTACACCAATCTAACTCTTCATAATAAAGGAAGTAGAATTCTGGCATTTTCCCGAATTTTTGTATGTCAATCGCCTTGACTGCCATGGCAGCTCCATGAGCGAATGAGGTTTCATGCGCTTCTTCGAACTGTCCTTGGTCTAACTGATCATAGCCAATGGAGGTGTTCCGGAGCGTTATGTGGCTCATTGGTGTGGAACCTGCGTATTGTAAACGTTCTTTTTCGGGCCAACAAGCTATTTTAGGAGAGACGCATCCTATTCGAGGATTGCTGTCCAGTCTATTTACTAATGCTTTTAGGAATGGTTGGGTAATGATTGTATCATTGTTAAGAAGTAATAAATAATAGCCTGTGGCATATGATATTCCCAAGTTATTACCACCGGCGAATCCAAGGTTTTTCTCACTCCGTATAACCTGTATGTCTGGGAACTTGGATTGGAGAAGCTTATGTTCCAGAGGGTCGGTAGAAGCGTTGTCTACGACAATGATCTCATGAGGATAAGTCTCATGGATAGCCAAGGATTCTATCATCTCGACGGTATCTTTCAACCCGTTATAATTGATAGTGATAATGGAGACTTTTTTAATCATGGCTTTCTTCTTTTTTTATCGTTATGTCATGTGGAGTGCTCTGAAAGCTCGTATCCTTGTTTTTTATCCGGATGAATGAGGCTATATATCCTTTTGTCAAGATGAAAAAAAGGAAGGGAAGCTTCGACAGATTCCTGTAAAGTTTCCGTGTATGCATCTTGCGGGGAATGGCCAGCGTATATGTCAAGATGCTGATTAATATCAGTCCATACCATTTCAGGGCAAGCGGGAAAGTTGTGAGGCTCCATGCCAAGGCGAGGAGAGACGGGATGATCAGTTTTAATATTCTCGGGAGCGGGAACCATTGGACCGCCTTGTCCATATAATTCCAGTTGAGGGTACGGAGGTCGAGATGCCGTATGATCAAAGAGAATGCCAGCAGTTGGGCGTGGAACCAGCGGGATCTTTGCCGTGCCATGACCTCTTGGCGTGAGGTCTTCTCGTCGTACACGAGGATGTCCTCGGCGTAATCGACAAAGATATTTTCCGTGGCGAGATAGATCTCCAGCTCCTTGTCCTCGGCGAAAGTGCCGCATTGGGGCATGTGGGATTTCAGCCATCCGAAGTCGAATACCATGCCGGAGCCTATCAAGGAGGAGGAGATCCCGACATTGACCCGCCCCTTGCGGAAGATGGTGTTGTTGATCTCCTCGGAGATACCGTCCCATACCGCTATCGGCGTATTGTCGTTCTTGAGGGTACGGTGCGCTTGCAGGGCGATGTTGTCTTGCGTGATATCGTTGACCCGGGTCAGGAAATCCGTATCCGTGAGGTTGTCGGCATCGAGGATGACGACTTTATCGATTCCCTCTTTCAGGTATTCCAAGGCGTAGGTGATGGACTTATGTTTCATGCTATGCTTGAAATCCGGCGTGAGGAGCTCGATCGGGAGCTTGGCGAGCGCTTGGTTCGTTTCCTCCCGCATATGGTCCGATACCACGATCACCCGGTATTTGTCCGCCGGATAGTCTTGCAGGAGGATGCGCTCCACGGATTCCTGTATGACTTGGTCTTCCTTATAGGCGGCGAAGATGACGGCGAACTTCTGGAGCCGTATGCTCCGGTGCTTCCGGTGCCTCCTCCGAAAAAAGGACGCCAACGTAAAAAATAGGTCATAGCCTATGAAAAAGGCGATGAAAATGAATAGGGCGATATCTATGTAGATCAACAAGTGCATTCGCTTTTTTTTACAAAAGTACTTATAATTTTCAATAAGAGTTTGATTCTGCCGTTTTTTTCTCACCTAAGGAGGCCATATCTTTCCCAGCGAGCTCAGCACCGCCGAGAGTATCAGCCCCCAGCCCAGCAGGTTCAAGGGGCCGGGCGAGGGGTGGACGAGAGCGAGAGTATCGCCCCGATAGCTGCCAACGCCGCCTCCCGCATGTCTAGCAGGAGGGAGAGTGCCGCCAGCAGGAAGAGGCTGGCCAAGGCGAGCAGGCGGAAGTGGGGGAAAGGGGGGCGTGGGCTCCGTGGGAGTGTCGGTCGTGTCATGGGGCGGTTGTTTTTGGGGCGTGTGAGATCCTAGGTTTAGCAAGAAATCCAGCAGGCTGCGGACGAAGGCTAGTATTTGTCGTATCTTATTCATATCAATTGTTGTTTTTTAGGGATGAGTAAATCGGTTCGATCTCGTGGCAGAGCTGTACCAGCGTCTCCCGGTAGCGCTCCCGGTTGTCACCGTTCAGCTCGCTGATGTAGGGGCTGTAGGCGATGGCCTTGGCGTAGTCGGCGGGGAAACGGCTCATGGCGGCGGCCTGCGGGTAGGAGCAGACGAGGAGGCGGGCGAAGTCGAGGTAGGAGTTGCGTGCCGAGTCGTAGCGGCGGAACAGCAACTCGCCCCGCTTGTATCGGGCGGTGATGCGGCCCCCGTGCCAGAAGGCGTTGCTCGCCCCGTAGCCAGTGATGCCGAAATGGTTGTTGGCCTCCCGGGCTAGGCGGGAGGTGCCCCAGCCGCTTTCTAGGGCGGCTTGGGCAAGGAGGATGATGGGGTTTAGGTGGAAGCGGTCGCCGGCGGACTGGGCGTCGGCAAGGTGGGTGGAGATATAGGCTTGTTTCATGATATATACGATGAATTATGATTTGATTTTTCTTGGAAAATTAATCTTAAATTACTATCTTTGAATAAGTTAATAAATAAACAGCATCAGTATGGAAAAGCGGGAGACCGGTGTCGGCGCCTATTATTTTTGTGATATAGCGATGAGTTATTTTCCCTTATTGTCGAAGAAGAAAGCCTCGGATAAGCTGTCCCGGTGGATACGTGTCAGCGGGAAGTTGATGGAGCGGCTGGAGGAGTGCGGATGGCATCCCCGCCAACGGATCTTATCGCCCCGTCAGCGGGAGTGCATCGTTTCTCATCTAGGGGAGCCTTGAGTCAGATTTCGTCGGGGGATTCGCTGTCGCCTCCTCCCGGGGCGGGTGCGTCGGGCACGATCTTCTCGAACTTGGCGAGGCCGGTGACGCTCTTTAGCGTCACGCTCGGACGGAAGACGATCCGGGGACGTTTGATAAGGGAGGCGTTGAAGTCGGACTCCAGCTTGGTGCCCTTGCTGCCGATCACGGCTTGGAAGTGGCCGAGATCGCCCAGCTGGACGGTCTCCCCTTTCTGGAGGCGTTGCTTGAGGATGTAGAGAAGGCCGTCTACCACGACCTGCACGTCGCCCCGGGAGGCGGTGCTGCGGTCGGCGATCTGGTCGCACAGCTCCTCGAAATCGCAGGTGCCGGTGGACTTGTTCACGGCGTAATACAACTTGGAGCCGGCGGCGGCTCCCTTGGTCATGTCTTTTCGTAAGACTAATCGGTACTTGATCGGCATAATGTCTGGTGTTTTATTGATTACGTCGTAAAGGTACGACATGCCGCCGGTGGGATTCCGGTCAACGGGGACGAAGGGGGGCGAGGTCGGGTGAATGGGGGTAAAGAGGTGGATTTTGAGTGAATAACGCTTGGTTTTCTAACGAAATAAGCGTATGTTTGCTCAATCAAAATTCGATTGACATGAAAAATTTACGGTATGAAAGAGAAAGACAAGCGGCGAGACGCGAGAGGTGAGTCCCGTGAACGGGCGAAGTGCCAGCGTGAGACGTTGGGCAAATATTTTTACGATTTGTCAAAACTGACGTTCACGGCATTGGTGCTGGGTGGAATAGCTATGTTATTCCAATCGGAAAAGATAGAGATAAGTTGGAATGTTCATGGTAGGGATCTTGTTCTCTGTCGGGTTAGCTTTCTGTGGTAATAAAATCTTGAAATAATAAAGAGCTATGAATCCATTGACATTTCTTTTCGGGGTAATGCTATTGATACTTGTGGTGTTTATCGTTTGGATGTACACGCCATCCGGCAAGCGTTGGTTGGATAGCATGAAATAAAAGGACTATCGTATTTCCGGTCCGGACACTACTGTGTTTGGCTCCGGATACTACTGTGTTGGCTTCCCAACGCAATAGTGTTCGGCGCCAAACACGGTAGTTTTTTTTGTCTCCCCCCTATATCCCCTCCGGCAGGATACTTTGGCTTTGCAATTCCCGGGCGATACGGTCGCTTAGGGCGAAGTGATTCTCGAGCGTGGCTTGTAGGCGCAGGCGCTCTTCGGGTGTCGCCGCCGTGCGGACGGACTCCAAGGCCCGGGCTAGCTTCCGGTGCGCGAAGGACTCGCCGTAGAGGAGCACTTGGAAGCGGGTCTCGCCGGGAAGCCGTTCGTCCGGTACCGGCCCGGTATCCTGCGGCGCGGAGGCCCGGAGGGAGAGGACAAGGGCGGAGAGCCGCTCGTCCGCTATCCCGTCCGGGTGCTTGCCCTCGGACAGGAGGTGGAGCAAGCGGGCGTGTTCCGGGTCCTCTAGGGGAAGCTCGTTGTCCGCCAGTTCGCCAGAGACCCATGCGGGCAGGGAAATCTCGCTTCCGTCGGGGTCGTAGAACATCCGGTCATGGTGCGTGAGGCAAAAACGCAGTAACGCCCTTTCTCGTGGCAGGGCGTGCGTGAGGCCTGCGACTTTCTTCCTCGGTGCCGCTGCCGCTACGCTTTTCGGGTCTGTGGCGACAGACATTTCCTGCCGTAATACCTCCATCGGTATACCCGTCGCCCCGGATAGCTCCCCAAGCCTCCGGTACACGGCCAGCGGGGAGGAGAGGAGGCCGATCTCGCCCAACGCCCCGTTGATGGCGGTGGTGTCCGTGCGAGGGCGGGAAGCCGCTTGGCGGATGCGGTAGGAGAGGTAATCGAGGGTACCCTCCCGTGCCAGACACGCCAGCTCGCCGCTCCCTTTCCGGCGGTATACCTCGTCCGGGTCCATGCCGTCGGGTAGGGGAAGCAGGCTGACGGCGCACCCCATGGACAGTAGCATATGGGCGCACCGGACCGTGTTCTGCCGTCCCGCCGGGTCGGGGTCGAGGGAGAGTGTTACCTGCCCGGCCAGCCTCCGTATCGTCCGGACATGCTCCTCGGTGAGCGCCGTGCCGCATAGCCCCACGGCATACCGTATGCCGGAGGCGTGGAAGGCGAGCACGTCCTTGTAGCCCTCGCAAAGCAGGATGCGCCCCTCGGAGCGTACGGCCTTTACCGCCTTGTGCAGGCCGTAGAGGATATGCCCCTTGTGGTAGGCGGGGCTGTCGAGGGAGTTGACGTATTTCCGCCCCTTCTCCGACGGGGTAAGGCTCCGTCCGGCGAACCCGGACACCTGTCCCCCGGTGGTGTGTATCGGGAAGACGAGCCGGCCTAGGAAGGGGCGGAACGCTTGGAGGACATCGGGCGGGCAAAGTCCCACGCCGAAGCTGCGGTAGGTCTCTTCCAGCCCTTGGCGATCCACCTCCGTACGTGCCGTCCCCGCGAGGTCGCCCGGCAGCAAGCCGCCGGCGAACGAGGCGTTCGCCAGCAACAACGCTTCCCGCTCGTCCCGCCGCCGCTCACGACCAGCGGCGGCGGTCTCTTCCACCTCGATATTGTATTTGCGTGCCAGTAGGCGTACCGCCTCCTCGAAGCCGCATCCCTCCATGTGGCACACGAGCCGTATCGGGTCCGCCGCCTCGCCGCAACTGAAGCACTTCCCGATGTTCCTCGCCGGGGAGATGCGGAAGGAGGGATGTCGCTCGTCGTGGAACGGGCACAGCGCCACGAAGTCCTTCCCCGAGCGATGTAGCGTGAGGTAGTCGGAGGCTACCTCGTCGATGCGAGCCGTCTCCCGCACCTTGCGCAGCGTATCGTCCGTCAGCATTCGAAGAGGCCCTTTCCCTTCGGTTTAGGCTCCGCCGCCCGGGCCTTGCGGACGCATGCCGGCTGGGTGTCGTCCCAGAAGGAGGTCACGCCCTCGTTGTGCATGAAGCGCACGTGCCCCAGCTCGCCTTGGCGGTTCTTGGCCAGCAGGATCGTGCCCCTCCCCCGGGTAGGCAGGTGCGTATCCGGGTCCTCGTGTATGTTCACCACGGAGAGGCGGCTGATGAAGGCCACCGTATCGGCGTCCTGCTCGATAGAGCCGGAGTCCCGGAGGTCGGATAGCTGATGCTTGAAGGAGTACGTCCCCCTCGTCTCGCAGTTGCGGTTCAGCTGGCAAAGCAGCACGATCGGTATCTCCTCGTCCATCGCCGTAATCTTGGCCTTGCGGGTGATGTTCGAGATGGCCTCGTTCGGGGTTTGCCCCTTGTCGTCCCGGTTTACCAGCTGCAAGTAATCGATGATGGCGAGGGAACACTTCCCTTGTCGCCTTCTGAGGGAGATATCGCAGCGTATCTCGTCTATTTGGATGTCCGAGCGTTGGTTGATACATATCGGCAATTCTTTCAAGAGGAGGCTCGCCTCCTCCAAGGCCCTCATCTCCTCCTCGGTGGCGGTTCCCTTGTCGATCTTCGAAGGCTCCACGTTGGCTATCTGGCCCAGCATCCTGAAGATCAGCTGTTCCCTCGACATCTCCAGACTGTAGACGCAAACCGGTACCCCTTGCTTAGCGGCGTTCACCGCCATGAAAAGAGCGAAAGCCGTCTTTCCCATGCCCGGGCGGGCGGCGAACACGTGGAGCGAGCCTGTCCGCAACCCTCCCATAAGCCTGTCCAGTCCCCCCAGCCCGGTATGGATACCCGCTGTACCGCCCCGGGCTACCCGCTCGCGTATCTCCCGTACCCGTGCCATGGCCTCGGCGGTGGCGGTAGGCATGTCCGGTATCTCGTGGGTGAGGGAGAGCTGCTCGCCCAGCTCGTCGGCCACCGTTCCCAGCTCCGATATCAGCTTTTGCGTATCCCGGTCGTCGGCCGACGCCTTATGTGCCAGCTCGTGGCACCTCAGGATGAGCCGCCTTGCCACAAAAGCCTCCCTTATGTACTGGCAATGCTGCCGTACGAACTCTCCGCCTATCTCCATGTAGCCGTCTTGCCGGGCCAGCTCGAAGAGGTCGGGCAACTGCCCGGCCCTCTCTGGCGAGAGCCTCCGTATCTCTTTCTCCACCGAGAGTATATCCGTTCCTTCCCCCTTCTCGTGAAGGTTGAGGTAGGCCTCTATCGCCAAGGCGATATCCGGGTGGGTGAACATCTCGGGCCTTATCCTGAAGGCGATCTCGGGAAGGCTCTTGCGTGAGGCCAGCAGCCCGAAAAGCAGGGCTTTCTCCGCTTTCCGCTCTTGTGGCAGCGTGAGGCTGGCGGGGAGGGAGGTAGGGGTTAGCGTTTTCTTATTTGCCAT